TATTTAAAATTCATGCAAAATTAAAGTATAACTAATTAATAAACAATATATTATGAAAGTAAATGAAACACGAATTTATAACATCTGTAAAGCAAGGTAAGTTAGGAGGACTAACAGCTAAAAACATTAAAACAGTTATAGCTAATTACGAAGGGATGCGAATTATACTAACTATTGATAAATGTAGTAGTAAACGTAGCAACCAACAAAACAGTTATATCCATTTACTATTTACCATGCTTACAGATGCTTTAAATGACTTAGGAAACGAATTTAATATGCTTGAGGTAAAAGATATGATGAAAGCTAAATACTTGCTTGTAGACGTTGTAAACGAGAAAACAGGCGAGATATTAGGACAACGGATTAAAGGTACTTCTGAATGTACGACAATCGAGTTAAATAACTTTTTTGAGAATGTTATTAGATGGGGTGCTGAATTAGGAATAATTTTACCATATCCTTCGGAACAACTTGATATAGACTTGTGAAACAAATTAAACCTAAAAAGTGTAAAGAGTGTAAAAACACATTCCAGCCAGTAAGACCGTTACAATCTTTCTGCTCAATCGAATGTGCAATAAAAGACGCTCGAAAAAAGACCGTTAAAAAAGAGGCTAAAAAGTATAAAGAGGTTAAGAAAGGACTATTAACCCATAAAGACTATTTAAAAGCGTTACAAGTCGTATTTAATACATTTATTAGGGTTCGTGATAGTGATTTACCTTGTATCTCATGCGGAACTGCTAAACCTGTTAAATATGATGCTGGACACTTTTACTCAGTAGGTGGTTATCCTAATGTAAGGTTTGACGAAGATAACGTGCATAAGCAATGTTCTAACTATTGCAACGTTAATCTCTCAGGAAATATCCACGAATACACTTTACAGTTACCTAAACGAATAGGAGAGGTAAGGTTTGAGGCTTTAAAAGAAAGGGCGCACCAGTATAACGGTAAACTTTCCATACCTGAGATTGAGGATAAAATAAAGTATTATAGGAATTTAATTAAAATAATGAAAAAATAACTTGCTTTATTGAAAAACATTTTGTAATATTGCAGACGTAGAATTAACCACTCTACTTATAACTGAAACAAAAAAGACATTTAAGCCCTTGTGGGTGTGTTGTAGAGAGTTTCAGCTCTACTACGGTTGGTAACCGAAGCACATCTGCAAGGGTTTTTTAATTGTGTTAAAATGGCAAAAGAATTACCTTATTTTAGGTTTACTGTTCAGGACTGGCAGAACGGTAAGATTAGTTTAGAATCAAACGAACTGAAAGGATTTTTTATTGATGTTTGTGGTTACTATTGGATAAACGATTGTAACTTAACTTTAGCAATACTAAATAAAAAGTTTAGCAATGCTACAAATTTGCTAAAACAATTGATTGAATTAGATATAATTAAGCACGAAAATAGACACGATAAAGTAGAAATTGACTTTTTAAATATTCAGTATGATTTGTTAAGTGAAAAACGTAAACTTAGACAGAGTGCAGGTTCTAAGGGTGGCAATGCTAAAGCAATGCTCAAGCAAAAAGGTAGCTATAAAGATAAGGATAAAGATAATAATAAAGATAATTTACAAAAGCCAGTAAAATGTTTTTTTAAAGATTCTATTTATTTTGACAAATTAAAATTTAAAGAGGCTTTTCCTGAGTGGCAAAAAGATAAATTAGCATACTATTATGAACAAGTTAATACATGGTCAAACGAAGGGAATAAGAAAGTTGATTGGAAAGCTACTGTAAGAACTTGGGCAAATAGAGATGAAAAAGAAGGTAAAATAAAATTTGCAAGTAAAAATAACAATCAAATAGGAGGTTTATTAACATGAGTAATTATTTTACATTATCACAGAAGATACAACAAGTAAAGATAGTTGCTGAAATAGGCAACAAAGACGTTATTCTATGTGGTTTAGTTGGTTTGGATGATATTGTAGGGTTTAAAAAAGGATTTCCAGTATTTATTGGAGGCGCACCACACGCTGGGAAAACAGAAGTAGGTTTGGAGTTTTTAATTAATTTAGCAATACAAAAAGACTTTAAATTCTTTTGTTACTTGGGAGAGGGGGGAACTACTGAGAATATCTTTTTAGAGTTGTTGCATAAATACCTACAAAAACCGTATCAATATGCTACTGAGAATGAGAAGATTAAAGCTGAGTATTTTGTGGATAAGCACTTTGTAATAGCAAATGACGATGTGGATTTTATGATTACAGGATTTTACGATGCAGTTACTGAGGCTGAAAATGAATTAGGGATTAAATTTGATGGTACTTTCTTTGACCCATTTAACGATTTAGAAGAGGAGTTACAAAAGTTTAACGGAAGGGAAGATAAGTTTTTAGCCTATGCGTTAAAGGAGGTAAGAAAGTCAAGTAAAAAGAACAAAAGACTTGACTTTGTGATTACTCATGTTGCAGATGTTAAGGCTATAACCGACAAAGAAGGGAATAGATACATGCCAGCAGCTTTACCGAATGAATGGAGTGGTGGTCGTACATGGTGGCGAAGAGCATTTTTAATGCTATTGATTTATAGACCTCCTGTATTCTTAATGGATGATCATGGTAGGAATTATGAAGAGAACGAAACACTTGTTTACTGTCAAAAGGCTAAACCTAAAGGAATAGCTAAGTTAGGCAAGAGGTCTATATTTTGGGACTGGAAAAAGAATCGTTATTACTGTAAGGTAGCTGGTCAGGAATTATTAAGTTGCGAAAAGATTGAAGATTACAATAAACAAATGCCAATTAACACTAATTTTATAGGAGATGAGCCATTTTAATATAGACTACCAAGTAAACAGAAGTTTTATCTATGCTTTAGAGTTTGTCCGTAGTGAGATGGAATTAAGGCTAAATAAACATATCGAGTCTAATATTGATTACGATGCTACGGATGCGCAAAAGAAAATAGACGCTTTAAGCAACGTACAAATGTACCTACATGAAGTCTACGAGGTAATAGAGAAGCTAAAAAAGGAATTAGATTTAAAGGACTTAACCAATAAGAAATTACACGCAGAAATAAATATTTTAAAAAAAGATTAAAAAAAGTTTGGAGTATTAAAAATTTAACTATATTTGCACCATGTTATTAGACATCAAAGTAAATAATCAATGGTATAGATTCCGAAGGAGTTGGTGGAGTAATGGAACTTATGAATTAACTTGTATAAGTGAAGAGCCAACGGATGTATTTAATGGACGAAGATTTACAAAAGAGCAGTTAAAACAAGGAATGATAAAAGGAACAGTTAAAATAGCAGAGAGGGTTATAGGTAAACAATAGCTACTAACGGTTACAGCTTTGCTGCTGCGAGGCACGAAGTAGCGCAAAGCTGGTGTTATAGGCTGATAAAACAGGGTAGCAAATAGAACTAAAATTATAATCATTAACTAAAAACAACATGAAAAAAGAAGAAGTTATTTCAGAATTAGGAAGACCGTATTTAAGACCAATAGGCTTATCTCAAGGAGTATTTTTAGTAGCAATTATAATTAGTCCGTTTTTATGGATTTGGGGCAGCGGAGATATAGCATGGAAGACTGCGTTAACAGGATTAATAGGTGTTATCTTAACTAAAATATTATATTGGATAGTTCAAGAATCGCTAAAAACTGTTGCTGATGAAGTTATAAAAGAAATAGAAAAAGAAACGCCAAAAACAAGCAAGTTTCAAGAAAGACTAACTAAAATGGCAGAAGAAAGAAAACAAAGCTCGACACACACAGGAGCGTAGGCGTTTTATTTGCCTATAACACGGGCTTGGCGAAGGCAGGGAATTAGAATTACAAAACTTAAAATTTAGTACAAATGATTAATAGAATTACAGATGTTGAGGGTAGCACGGATGCCCTGCTTTTGCCAAACCCGTGTTATATGCCGTTGATTTTGGATGCTTGTTGTAGCACCCGTTCTTTTTGGTTTGATAAGAATGATGATAGGGTTTTATTCCACGATTTAAGGAATGAAACATACCATATTAAGCCCGATAAAAGCCACCCAAAAAGAACATTGGTAGTAAAGCCTGATGTGGTTGGCGATTTTACGAAAATGGTTTTTGATGATAATACTTTTCAACTTGTAGTATTTGACCCACCATTTATAAAGTTTGGCGAAAATAGCGTAATGGCTAAAACATACGGCTCACTTAAAAATGTTAACTGGCAGGAAACCATAGGCAAAGGCTTTGCTGAATGTTTTAGAGTATTAAAGCCAAACGGTATTTTAGTTTTTAAATGGGATGAATATGAAATACCAATTAAAGAAATTTTGAAACTTACAAATCAAAAACCATTATTCGGTCATATTTCAGGCAAAAGAAGCCAAACACATTGGGTATGCTTTATGAAGTGTGATGTGTCCGACAATGGCATATAAC